TGACCAGATCATCATGAAGATTGAAGACCCCTCGGATGTTGATCCGATGTTTAACATCGCCTCATAGGCGTAAACTATGGAGGGTCGGTAATGTCCGATAATGAGTGGAATAAAATTGATATTGACGTTGCACGTAAGTCTGACGACGACAAAGTAGAGTACGAAGTTGAGGAGGCAGTCACCGAAGAGAAGGCTGAACCTGTACAGGCTGTCGATGAGTCTGAAGATACAGATGAGGCTTTCGTCGAGGTGGACGAGTCCGCCCCCGATCCTGATCCTGTCGAAACTGCTCCGGAACTTGAAGGTGTTGACACCGACGGGGCACAGAAACGAATCCGACAGCTAGTCCGGCAGCGTAAGGAACGTGAAGAGCAGATCATTGCCCAGCAGCAGGAACTGGCCGCACTACAGGCCCGACTGCAAGATACGGAGCAGAAAAATGCTGAAGTCTTTAAGAAAAACTATGACGTCACTGAACGACAGCTTCAGGAAAAGTCTGAGATGGCCCGTCAGGCATATCTTCGAGCCTACGATGACGGCGACAAAGAAGCTATGTTGGCCGCTCAAGAAGCTATGTTCGATGCCAAGCAGAATATCAGCTTGGTCCGGCAGGGTCGTCAAGACGTTGAGAAATATTCTACCGACCTTGTAAAACAGGCCGAGGCCTATAATAATCAAGTAGCGGCACAGCAGCAGCAACCGGCATACGATCCGAAGGCTGTTGAATGGGCTGAACAGAATACATGGTTCGGTCAGGATCAGGTAGCAACGGCGGCAGCACTTGCCATTGATGCCAACCTCAAGAACGAGGGCTACGATCCGTCATCGGACGATTTCTATAAGGAAGTTGATAAGCGACTACGTGCTGAACTTCCTAACAAGTTCGGGGCTGCTCCTGCCTCGTCACCCAAGGAGCAAGTGGTAGGGGGACAGTCGCGTAAGTCTCCCGATTCTACCGGCGGTAAGAAAGGTAATCGTAAGGTCAAGCTGACCCGTGACGATATCGAACTTGCCAAGAAGTGGAACATCCCACTTGAGCGGTACGCCAAAGAAAAGGCGAAGGCCGAAAAAGCGACGGCGGTGGGCGACTATACGTCCATCAATGTTGGTTAATACGCGGAGGACGAAAACATGAGTGAAAGTAAAACACGTACGAGTCGAGTTGATGGTGGTCGCAAGACCGAAGAACGATTTGATGATGAGTTCACCGAACCTAATTGGTTGTCAATTCCCGATTCTGTAATTGACCGGTTCAAAGATCAAGGCCTAGTACTTCGCTGGGTCCGCATTATGATCAACGGACAGGACGACTATAAGAACGTAGGCGACCGACAGAACGATGGGTGGACTTTTGTCGAACCGAACGATGTACCAGAAATGATGGCTAATTCTCGTGTCGTGGACGAGGGCCGATTTGAAGGTTGTGTTGTCCGTGGTGACGTTGCTCTCGCAAAGGCTTCTGCAAAGCGTATGCAAAGCAGACAGGAGTTTTACGAGAACCGATCTCGGACAATGATGGATAACGTAAATGCTCAGTTGATGCGTCAGTCAAACTCAGCAATGCCGATCCATAACACCTCCAAGTCATCTGTAACTAAGGGAAGGACGCCTTCCTTTAATGATTAAGGAGTAACATTATGGCTTTGTCGAAAGCACTTAATGGCTTCGTCCCCTCGCGTCGTCGTGGGTCTGGTGCGAACAGCACCGGTTCCAGCCGTTATCGTGTTGCCAACGCCTTTGGCAGCAACATTTTCTACGGTGACCTCGTTAAATTGGACGGTGGCTTTATTGAACCGATCACCTCTGCTGGTAGCTACAGCACGGGTGCCTTTCAGGGTTGTGAGTACATTGACCCTGTAACGAAGCAGCCCACCTTCTCGAACTACTATCCGAGTGGTGTCTCTTCGGCTGTTGGTAACGTGACGGCGTTTGTCGTTGACGATCCTGCAGCTACCTACATTGTTCAGGCCGACGCCTCCGTGTCCGTTGGCGACATCAACCTGAACTTTGACGTGACGCTTGGTGCGGGTTCTGCCGTGACCGGTATTTCCGGCTTTGGTATTATCGCAACCAGCCGTCAGGAAACCACTGGCATGGTGCGTATCCTTGACATCTACGACGAGCCGGGTAACGCCTTCTCGGATGCGAATCCGAAGGTCGAAGTCCGTATCGTTCAGCATGTAGATGCCGATGTGTCATCGCATGATGAAAACTAAGGGGAGTAATTAACAATGGCTATTAACCGCAGTAATATCGCAAAGGAACTGCTCCCCGGTCTTAACGCTGTCTTCGGCGTTGAGTACGGTGATGTCAATGACGAGCATGTTCCTCTGTTCGACGTCGAGAACTCGGACCGCAGCTTTGAAGAGGAAGTTCTCTTCACCGGCTTCGGCTCGGCTCCGACCAAGACCGAAGGTTCGGCTGTTCAGTTTGACACTGCACAGGAATCGTACACCGCACGTTACAACCACGAGACTGTCGCTCTCGCCTTCTCAGTCACTGAGGAAGCGATGGAAGACAATCTGTACGACACCTTCTCGAAGGTTCGTGCCCGTGGTCTGGCCCGTGCGATGGCGAACACCAAGCAGGTGAAAGCTGCCGACATCTTCAACAACGGCTTCGCGGCTGGTGACTATGCCATCGGTGACGGTCAGGCGTTCTTCAGCGCCGATCATCCGACCATCGGTGACGGTACCCAGTCTAACCTTGCCGCTGCTTCGGACCTGTCCGAGGCTGCTCTTGAGACGATTCTTACGAACATCCAGCTTATCAAGGATGATCGTGGTATTCTGATCGGCGCGGGTGCTGTGTCTCTGCACATCCCC